GCCTTAACTAAAGCATCAATGAATAAATCATCTGTATATCTATATTCTCTACGAAGACCACCATCAGCAGTAACTCTAAACTTATTCCATAAGAAGTCAACATAAGCACCTTTAGAATTACATATTCTTCCATCATCTTCAAGAGCATGAAGAATATTAAGAGAAGTATGACGTCTAAATGCAGCATTGAATTTAACAATACAAACTACATCAAGAATATGTTGAGGAACATTAATTCCAACAGGAACACCACGTTTATCAGTCTTAGCATCTTTAAAATCATTATCTTCATTAGCTTGACTAACAACAGTAGTTTGTTCTTCCTGTTTACGAACTTTACTTTGTTTCTTCTTCCTAGCTTTATTCTTAGGCTGAACAGTTTCACTACTAACAACAGCATTAACTTGTGTATCTTCTTCAGGAACAACAAGTTTACCCTCTTGTTTAGCTTCTTCTAAACTTTCAGCCATAGTTTTCTTTCTAGGCTTAGATTGAACATTACTAGTAACATTATCAAAATTTACCATAACACTTATAAGTTTAAGATTAATATTATTATCAGTAGCAATATTACTCTACTGAACAACACGACAAATATAATAATTAAATATAATACTCCAAATATATTATAATTTATTTATACTATAATTCTAACTAATAATCAATAGCTATATTAAAATAACTAAAATAGTTATAGCAATAGGAATTAACTTACCACGAGTATAATAAATATCAATAGTATCAAGAGTATCATTAGTATAAAGAGAATCAGTAATATCAAGAATATTAAGAATATCATTAGTAATACCACCAGCAATATTAGCATGACTAGTATTAATAGTCATTATAATACTGATAGTATTAATAGTGCTATTATTAACTAGAACTAATGCTGTTGGTCATTATGACTAGAAGTCTTATTAGACTTGATAGTGCTGTTAGGACTAGTCTTAATAACGATTGTATGACTAATCGTCATGACGATAGACGTAGTAGAGATAGAACTGAAACTGATAGAGATAGTCATGACGAATATAACTGAAACTGATAGAGATATAACTAGAGATGATAGAGATGAAATAGTTATAACTAAAGGTTATGAGAGTTATAACTAGAAGTTATAAGAGTATAACGAGAAGTTATAGGAGAGAAAGAGAAGTTATAGGAGAGAAAGAGAGGGAGTTGGAACAATAGGTTTAGATTGATTATTAGGAGTGTTATTAGGATGATGAAGAGGATTAGGAAGAATGGCAGAGGGACTAGTCTCTTCAGCATGACCATCTCCACATTCAATTCCACATTCACCACTCCCACAATCACTCTCATCTCCACCATCAACCTCAATTTAACCCTATTTGAACCACATTCAACTCCACCATCTCATTCTCCACAAACTCCACATTCACCACTTTCATCTCCATATCCTCTTTCTCCACATTCAATACCTCTCGTCACCTCTAATTTCACCTCTATAACTTTTTGTTATGAGAGTAAATCTCCATGATTAATATCGCTAACAATATCAATCATCACTAGTTCTATCTCCATTAGTTTCGTCATGACGAATATCATCAATATTATCATCAATATTATCATCATGACGAGCTAGGCTAGTAATGCTAATCCGAAGAACTTGTGGAGCAAGTTCTGAAGCCTCACTAATTCCTATGCTACTAGTATCACTAGTAGCATAAGTATGACTAGCTCTAATTGTTAATAACTGTAATTATAACTAAATTAATATATAGCTAAATTCATGGGTAGACCCCCCGTGGAGGATGGAGATAAATATAATCAGCTAATATTCAGTAAGTTAAACATTACTACGCCTGTATTTTAAACTAGCGTTTATGCTATTGCAAGCTAGCTTGCTAGCATAGCTAGTTTAAAATATAGTAGGATGTTTGACATTACCAAATTTAGCTTGATTATTTTATCATTCATTAACATGGAGGTTTATCCATGACTATTAGCATTATTAATATTAGTATAGCTAAGCTCAACATCATGGGTTATTCGGTGGCTACTGTTGCAAGCAACAGCAGCCATAAGCTTACTAGCTTAACTAGTCTTACTAGTACCATCAGGCTCAATAGGAGATTCTCCACGAACTCCACATTGAGTTAGAGCAGTATTAATATCACGAGCGATACTTTTTAGTTCACCACCAATACCAATTCTAAGTTTATCCATAACAGCATACACTTTATTAATATCATCAGCATTGCCATTACTAGTTAAATTGGTAATAGCAAGAGGAATATTGTTATTAGCAAGATGAAGATTAGTAAGTTCAACAGAAGTAATAGAATTACCATTCTCAACTTCAATAGTAGTAATAATACGATGTACTTTCATGATGTTTAATATTAGGACAAGACTTATCAGAACTTACAGCTAGGTCTTGATTGATAAGACTTATCAGACTGTTAAGTTCGTTTGCTGCAATATATTTAATGTTGATAATGAGCATTTCGAGGTTGAACACTAGCAACAGCATCAGCAAAACTATTGTTGATAACATAAACGCTACCAACCCGAAGGTTAGTAGCGTCATGTTCATTAGAACGGTAAGTCGTCATCATTCATTGCAGTAGCAACAAAACTAGCCACTTTAGCTTTAGCCTCACGCTTGGCAGCAATGGCAGCACGAGCGTCCTCCATAATCTGCTTGATAAGTACATTATATGCACCAACAAGAACAGGGTCAGCAGGCTGTTCGATACCTACAATATGATATACATATCTATCATAATCCACAACATTGTAAAGATTATCTTTACGAGTAAACGGATTACGGTCTTGTACACCAGCAGGTACAAACTGGCAAAGAACTTTAACAGCAACACCAGTCAGATACATACTAGCAAAGCCAGCTTCAGCAGCCTCGCCAACATAGTTGACAAATCTACCGTAGAACTTGTCTTTGCGCATTACAAGCAGTATCTGATTGAATGGCATCTGAACAGCACCAAGCATACCCATTCGATGTGTACCATCAGGCATACTTTGGGCACCTTTGACAGGACTAGCAATAGTAACAAACGCATTGAGATAAGACTTGCCATTACGACCTGTACGTTCTTGACAATCAATATTAGTAATGACAGTAGTCATTACATAACTATGACCATCAGTACAGATGCGTCTAACAACATCATCAATGGTTTCCACTTGCGCAGAACTTTGGTTATCTGTATCAACAGTAGGTTGAACAGGTTTGTTATCTGTATCAACAGTAGGTTGAACAGGTTGGTTAACACTAGTAGTTGGTTCAACTACATTAACACTCTCAGGAGCAGCAGCAGCACCTTGTGCAGCTTGTGCTAAATCTTTAACGTCTGGCATGACTATTAAGTATTTAATTACGCTAATCAGTAGCATTACTGACAGTTGTTTCGTTTCAACTGCAAAGTATTTAATGTTGATAATGAGCAACATCATCTAGTAGAGATTAATCTCTACTAAGATAACTAACAATAGCCGATAGTATTCCAAATACAACAGCAGTAATTTGTTCATCACTAGTTGGCTCTACTTTCAATGCTAGTATGATAGCTGGCATCATCAGTATGATTGCAACTAACAGTAATGGTTTGTTTGTTCTCATAATGATTGGTATTAATAGTTAGTAATGTAATGAGATGAATAATCTCAATGTATTTAATGTTGATAATGAGCAGGATTATCATTAACTCTATCAACTTTAGGCGGGGGTAGTCAATCAAGTTTAACATGACCGGGGGTTATACTCACTAGCCTCACTATCACACTAATACATATAATATTCAATACCATCATCTTCACTTTCATCTTCACTTTCATATTCAATACCATCATTACTATTATATTTATATACTTTATTATTACCTTATTCACTATTATCTTCAGCACCATTTTCTCCATATTCATTACTTTAATTTTCCTCTTTTTAGTTATTATTACTTTCTCCTAGAACTTGACGGGGGTGTCCAAGTCCAGTTTAATGACCCGGGGTTAATACTCACTATCACATCAATACATTCAATTTTTCAATCATCATCATTATCACTATCATCATCGTCATTATCCTTATTATTACATTTATCTTCATTATATTTATAACCTTCTTTTTCAATACTATCATTTTCATCTTTATCATCATTATTAATTCTTTTACTTTCATCATTACCAATCCCAATCAATTTTACCAGTATTAACTTCTTCTGCTTCAATTATTTCAGTTTCATTATTTTCATTATTTACTTTATCTACATTATTCTCATTATCATCATATAAATAATCAAGTTCACTTTTATATACTTGTTTATTTTTAATTATAATACAATTATCATCTTTAACTAATCCTATTCTATCTATATAATTAACATTATTATCAAGTTTTATTTTAGAATCATCAAGTTTACCTTTAGTAATAATTTCATGAAATTTATTAATATCTCCTTTAAATATAACTCTAGGATTAACTTCAAACATACTACGTTTATCTGTTCTACGAATAATATTAAGTTTTTCTAATGTAACAATAGCATTAGCAAAATCTCGTTTATTACATCCACTTCTAATTCCATTCCTACAAACAGCATCAAATAAATCCTTACTAATTTTAACAACATTAGAATTAAAACAAATAGTATAATTAATAAAATAAAAAAGTTCATGAAGAATTATACTTCTTAATTCAACTATTTCTCTCCAAGCATTAATACCAACATTAGAATAATATCTTTTAATAATTTTACCTGTATCAAAACATTCCATACGTCCAGTACCACATAGATATTTTTTATTATTATTTTTAACATCAATATCAAAAGTATTAGGTATAATAATACTTCTATC